AAATATACACGGTATCTTTTTAAGTGAACCATATAAACCTGGCAATGCTAGAAGATTTCGCAAAGGGTTTAACACTACTAACAAAAGTAAATTAACTGCGTGTGCTAAAATGAAAAATCTTATTGAATCGAATCGAATGTCAATAAACAGCAAGACCCTAATAGGTGAACTTAAACATTTTGTTGCTAATGGTAGCAGTTATGCAGCAAAACCTGGAGAAAAAGATGATCTTGTAATGAGTACAGTACTTGCTCTACGTATGAGTGTAACATTACAAAGTTATGATCCAGAAATACAAAAACGATTACAGGATAGCTTAGATGATGTAGTTGAGCCTATGCCATTTATTCTTTTATAACGGATAAATATAAATATCATGAAACCATTAAACAAAACAGCAAACGATCTTTTTCAAAAGTTAAGAGCACAATTTTCTCCAGTAACTATCGGTAACGATGAAACTGAAGTTGTAAATGACCCATCTGAGGCTCGGTTTTTTACTTTTGAGTATAAAGAAAAAGATAAATCTGCTGGAACTGTTAGCATTAGTATAATTGACAATAGAAGCTTAAAGGTATATTTTAATCATGACATGGTTGAAAATATTGCTTCACCAAACAATTGGTATAGATTTCTTAAAGATTTGAGACTTTTTGCAAAACAGAACATGTTAATGTTTGATGCTAGAGATATACAAAAAGACCAATTGGACACACGAGATTACAATTTTATTAAGGTTAACGACGGACCATACAAGGAAGACGAAGTGGAAATTACAGAATCAAAAATGTACGGTAGTAAGCGTAAAAGTAAACAACAGTTTGAAAATGCCACACTAGTAGTTTATCATAAAAAGGCAGTAGATGAAGAAGTACGTGGATCACGTAGTAGACATATTGACAGAATTTTTATTGAAAGTAACGGGGAAAAGTTTCGTTTTCCAATTAACTACTTGAACGGTGCCAGGGCAATGGCAGTTCACGTAAGCGAAGGTGGTACACCATATGACACAGTTGGCAAGCACATTATCAGTACAGTTGAAGAAATGCGCAACCTATCTCAGTTTGCTAGAATTACTCGCAAGCACGCCATGGAAGATGAAGAAGCATCTAGTATTAGAAGCCGTGTTGTTGAAGCATACAAGTCCATTAGAAAAGACATCATGCGTATGCAGAATGTAAACAACTATAGAAATTTTGTTGAAACTTTTGAACCAAAAGACACAACAGCGAACAGTGATGTAAATCACTTACAAGAAAAATTTACAGTAAAAGTTTGGAACGAAAAAATGGACGATTTATTACCAAGTGTACAACGTGCGCTAGAAAATACAAACGTAAACGAAGCAAGCATGGACGACAACGACATTGATGCACAAGCACAGGAATTTGCACAAAATGCAATCTCAATGGCCAAAGGCATACAAAGCGACAATTATTACTTCAGTGATAGCTCATACTATGAATTTTTTGATGGGCAACCCGATGATGACGATGACTTCATGAATCATCCATTGGTGCAAACAGTACTAAGATCACTTCCAAATGTTGACATGGACAAAGATGAGATAAAACAAGCAGTTGACGCACTAGCAGCAATGGACATTAGCGATATAGTAGACGAAGCAAGTATCGGCGCACCAGACTATAACCCAGCAGCTGGGCAGTATAGCAGTAACATGGAATATGGAATGTTTACACCAGCTGGCAACGAAGAAGTAGAAGAAATTGTACAAGCCGCATGCGACATGGTTAAATCGGGCGAGCATGATGTAATGAGTGCAACTGACGCAGCAATGAATATGCTTACAGATCTGGCAGAAATGGGATCACATGAAGAAGCAGAAGATACAGAAGTACGTGAAAATGTAGCACGTGAAATAGCATCACGTTGCGATAGTATGAACGAAGAAGAGCTAGACGAAGCAAGTCCAAGTGTTGAAAAAACAATCAAAGATCCAAACTTTGTATTGGTATTGAAAAAAGACGAAGCAGCAGATAATATGCTAAGGCGTACACAATTTAAAACAGCACAAGGATTATTAGCATTTGTAATGAGCGATATTGCTAGTCGTATTATTGGCAGCAATTCAGATGCAGTTGCTAACTTTGCAAGCGACATGATGATTAATGTCGGTGAAGAAGGTGAATCATTTGGTACAAGAATGACACCAGAATACAAGAGTGATAAAGCTTTAGCTATGTTGCTTGCTAAAAAATACATCGACGATGTTAAGCGTATAGCAACTGACGAAGAATATGCCAAGGAAGTTAGAAAAGACCCAGACGATGTATATGGTAAGAAAAAGAAACGTTCAGGCGGTTTCCACGAAGCAATTGATACATTTGAAAGTTGGGCAAACGAATTAATTGAAAATATGGGCGCAACAGCTAATCCGCAAATTATAAAAGCACTTGCTGGCGGTGACGCAGCCGCAACACAGCAAGTTAAGCGTATTAGCAATAAACTAGTCAAAGGCCAACGACTTACACCAGCCGAAATGCCAGTAGCAGGTGAAATTGCTAAAAAGCTAATGACAACTAAAAAGACTTCAGCAGCAATGCAAGCACTATCTAATAGCGAAACTAATACTCCAGACGATGGCGAAGTTGCTATTATTGAAAAGCAACTAAAAGTAAAAGCAAAAGCAGATTTCGACGGCGACGGCGAGATTGAATCTCCACGTGATGAATATATGGGCAGCAGAGATAACGCAATTAGAAAGAATAGAAAAAAGCAACCTACAGCAGAAGAAATTAATGACTCAGAAGATGAGTCATTATTCCAAGAAAGTTTAAATCTTATTAAAACTTACGCAGGTATATAAACAAAGCAAAATAAAATACTCCCTTAGGGAGTATTTTTTTGACTATTTTTGTTGACAAGTATAAATAGTCGTGTTACATTAAACTATAGTGTAACACTTAGGCAAACACTATACAAACAACATGGCTAATATGGCAAAATAGGAGAAACATCATGGCTACACTAGCAGAAATTCGTGCTAAACTACAACAACAAGAAAACCGCGGTAGTACTAGTTCAAGTACACAAGGCGGAGATCGTGCTATCTTTGCACACTGGAACATTCCCGAAGGATCAACTGCAAAACTACGCTTCTTGCCAGACGGCAATGAAAAGAACGACTTTTTCTGGGTCGAGCGTAATATGATTCGTTTACCTTTTCAGGGTATTAAAGGACAAATGGATAGTAAACCAGTAATGGTACAAGTTCCATGCGTTGAAATGTACAACGATGGCACAGCATGTCCTATTTTGGGCGAAGTGCGTGGTTGGTTTAAAGATCCAAGTCTAGAAGATATGGGTCGTAAATACTGGAAGAAGCGTGGATACATTATGCAGGGATTTGTTCGCGAATCTCCAATGAACGAAGACGAAACTCCAGAAAATCCAATCCGTAGATTTATTATCTCCCCGCAGATCTTTAATGTCATTAAGGCTGCATTAATGGATACTGAAATTGAAGAACTACCCACTGATTTTGATCTTGGTTTAGATTTCTTAGTTAGTAAAACACAAAAAGGCGGCTATGCGGATTATAGCACTAGTAAATGGGCTCGTAAAGAATCAGAACTCGATAGCCAAGAACGTGCAGCAATTGAACAACATGGTTTATTTGATTTGAATGAGTTTCTTCCTAAGAAACCGAGCGAAACTGAATTAAAGATTATTCACCAAATGTTTGAAGCAAGCGTTGACGGACAACCATATGATCCAGATATGTTTGAGCAATACTACAGACCTGCAGGCATGCAATTTAGCGGATCTAGCAATAGATCGGCACCAGCACCAGCACCAGCACCTGCTCCGCAACCAGCAGCACCAGTAGTAGAATCAACAACTGATACAGGATGGCAAGATACTACTCCAGCACCAGCAGCAGATACATCAGCAAGTGCATCTGGAGATACTAAGACAGCAGACATTCTTGCTATGATTCGTCAACGTAAAACTACGGAATAAGCAATGCTAATAGTCGGTGGAGACAGTTTTTGTTGTTGGCCCTTGGAAGAATTAACCAAAAGCAGAAATAACTGCTGGCCAGCACTAGTTGAAGAGCAAACAAAACTTAAAGTCATTGACTATTCTAAATCTGGATGCAGTAACGATAGAATTTTTCGTTACTGCATGCCAGAAACTTTAAACCAACAAAATAAATTTTTAATTATTTTTTGGTCTGCGTACAGTCGATTTGAGATAGGATACAAAGGAAAGATTGAACAAATACAACCTTCAATAAAGTCTGGTTCTGTATCTAAAGACTTTATACTTAAAAACTACGATTTATATTTACAACATTGTAAAAGTTTATTATATCAAGTTTCAATACAGGAATCTTGTAAAAATAACAAAATAACTTTCTTCCAACAAAATGTTTTTAAACACGACAATTGGTGGGATGAGACATATGAAAGTTTTTGTAATTTTATGAAAAAATCAAATTTATTTGATTACCTATCGGACAAACAATTAAACGAAAAATATAGATATTTGGAGGTCTTGTATAGTAAAATTGATTATAACACCTATATAGGAAATAAAAACGAGTCAATAAGCGAAATTGTAGAATGCTCTAAAGAATTTTTTGATCATCCAACTTATAAAGGACATAAACAAATGTCCAATTTGGTTATCACAGCTATTAACAAAGTTAAATTATAAGGAAATATATCATGGCAAAACCGTTTGACGTAAGTAAATTTCGTAAAAGTATCACTAAGGCAGTACCAGGACTTAGTGTAGGCTTTAATGATCCAGATACATGGATCTCTACTGGTAACTATACCCTAAACAAATTAATTAGCGGCGAGTTTGACAAAGGAATTCCTCTTGGTAAAGTAACAGTGCTAGCCGGTGAATCGGGTGCAGGCAAGAGTTATATTGCTAGTGGTAATGTAATTAAGGCTGCACAAGATCAAGGTATTTTTGTTGTATTGATTGACAGCGAAAATGCACTTGACGAGAAGTGGCTTCACGCATTAGACGTTGACACAGATGAAAGTAAACTTCTCAAGCTTAATATGAGCATGATTGATGATGTTGCAAAAACAGTTAGCGACTTTATGAAGGATTATAAAGCAGAATATGCAGACAAAGATCACGAAGAACGCCCTAAGGTTCTGTTTGTAGTAGACTCGTTGGGCATGTTGCTAACACCAACAGATGTTGATCAGTTTCAAAAAGGTGATATGAAAGGCGACATGGGTCGTAAGCCCAAGGCACTAACATCGCTTGTTCGTAACACAGTTAACATGTTTGGTGAATTTAACGTAGGATTGTTAGCAACTAACCACACATATGCATCACAAGATATGTTTGATCCAGATGATAAAATCTCAGGTGGTCAAGGCTTTATCTATGCATCAAGTATTGTTATTGCTATGCGTAAACTAAAACTTAAAACCGATGCAGATGGTAACAAAACATCTCAAGTACATGGTATTAGAGCAGCGTGTAAAGTAATGAAAACACGTTATGCTAAACCGTTTGAAAGTGTACAAGTAGAAATTCCGTATGAAACAGGAATGAGTCCATATAGCGGATTAACTGACTTTCTTGAAGCAAAAGGTGTTCTTAAGAAAAGTGGTAATAGCTTAGAATATATCAGTCCAGCAACTGGTGAAGTTATTAAAATGTTCCGTAAGCCCTGGAATGCTAACAAAGATGGTGCACTTGATCTTGTAATGTCAGAATATAACGACCAAGAAGTTGACAAGGTTGAGGAAGAAATTGAATTCAACGATATCGGAGAGAATCAAGTAAATACGCTAGATGATAACCAAGTAGTTGTTGCAGATTAAAGGATAACATACAATGGATGTAGATACTATTAATCTTTGTTGGAGTATATTTCAGCGATATATTAAAAGTTCTGATCAAAGTCATGCTGTTAGCCATCTAGTAACTGAGTTACTAGATGCAGGCATGCGAGATGAGGATATACACGATCTTGCTAATATTGATAGCTTTTTTGCTGAGGCAGTTAAAGATAATAGCGAAGAATACGATGAGTATGAAACCGACGAAGACGATGGCTGGGATTAATGGCAACGAATATCCCATTTCCAATTAGAACTAAAACATCCTGTCTTCTAAAATGGAATTGGAGTACAATATTTCTCAATACAGGCGAAGTGTCTGTTTGTCACCGAAATAAAAGAATAAAAATACCAAAAGACAATTTCGACAGCTTTCATAATCTTCCTTACACTATTGATCATAGACAAAGTATGCTAAAAGGCAATTGGCCACACAGCCCAGATCATACTGGGTGTAAGTATTGTAAAAATATTGAAGACGCAGGCGGCCGCAGTGATCGACAGTATATGACTGAAACACAAGTAGATCAAACTCCCGATGAACTAGTTAACGATCCTACTGCAGTTGTTGTTACTCCAGCTGTTTTGGAAATATTTTTAAGTAATACATGTAACTTAGCATGTACATATTGCCGTGTAGGAAACAGTAGTAAGCTCGAAGCAGAATCAAAAAAATACAGCAAACAGCAGGATTTTAATGACTTTTATTTTGGAAAAATAAAAGAAAACTTGCCCAAAAGCGAGCTCGAAGAATATAAGGAGTTGTGCTTAGATTGGATTGCAAGAAATGGATCAAAGTTAAGAAGATTTCATTTACTAGGCGGCGAACCTATGTATACAGCAGAGTTTGACGACTTTGTAAACATTTGGAACAATTATCCTAATAAAAATTTAATTCTCAATGTAGTTAGTAATGTTAATTTAAAACACGACTTGTGGAAAAAACAAATTAATAAAGTTATGGATTTGGTTAAAAATCATAAAATTGATAGCTTTGAGTTAACTGCTAGTTTAGATTGCTGGGGTCCAGAGCAAGAATATATTAGGACTGGATTTAATTGCAATTTAGCTGAAAAGAATATATTATATTACTTGTCACTACCTGAGGTTAAGTATTTAAATATTAATTCGACGCATAATGCATTGAGTTTGTTTACTTACCATAAACTTTTAGAAAAAAAAGCAGAATGGGAAGAAAAAACAAATAAAAGTATACGTTTGTTTAGTCAATCAGTTGCAAGCAAGCACGTAGACAATACAACATTAGCTGGCAATTTTTATATACAAGCGGTAAAAAATATTTTAAAATATCATCCACGTAAAACATGGGACGATCAGCAAGCGTTAAAAGCAACTAACGGAGTATTAAAAACTATCATAAACAGTAAGCCAGACTTGGAAAAAATAAAACATTTTGTAAAAGTTTATGATGAGCTAGATAGACGTAGAAACACCAATTGGAAAAAGGTATTTCCAAAATTTGCAACAGAAATAGAGAAGCATAATAATGACTTGGTATAGTAAAGTAAGTAATGATATTTCTTGTTTACCTGATTTTATTGAATATTATAATATAGAACACACAAATGCAAAAGCAGAATGCCGAATTACTGGTATTGTTGAAAAGAACCTTAGTACACTTCCTGGGATTACTGAACACAGATTTAATCAACTTCAAGAAATTGAAGCTGTTTTAAATTACATGAACATACAGTTAATGAAAATTCGCAGAGGGCATTTCCAGAAATATCTTGAAAATTATCAACGTGCATTAAGTAGTAGAGACGCTGAAAAATATGTAGATGGAGAAGATGACGTAATTGATTACGAAACACTAATTAACGAAGTTGCACTTTTACGTAACAAGTGGTTAGGAATCATGAAAGGTCTTGACACTAAACAATGGCAACTTGGGCACATTGTTAAATTAAGAACAGCAGGTATGGAAGATATTTCTATACATTAAGGATATATAATGCAACAATCAAATGACTCATTACAAGTACTCGAACT